CAAGAACATCCTCAATCTCCTGTCTTGAGACCGCCTTCACACCCATCTTCCAATCCCTTTGGACCAACTCATCCAAATCATCGGGCTTGGATTCCTGGGGCTTTGGAATAAACTTTTCGAGCTTATCCAAAACCTCTTGAATCTTACGATTGGAGTACTCACGAGTGTTGTTGATGGACTGGTTTATCTTCTCCAAGTCCTCATACTTCACGTACTTTGGTTCCTGGGTCTGCTTGACCTCGGCAACCACTTCTTTCTCTACTGGTTTCTGAGCGACTTCAAGGGGAGTTTCCTTCCCCTCGGTCATCTCGACTTTGATTCCCATGTGATTCTCCTAGTACAACGGGCCTTCTTCTTCGGCTTTTTCATTGAGTGCCGCTTTCTCAATGGTGTCTACTGCTCTTTCAATCCCGTCTAAGACACCCTGTAGACTGATTGCTAAATCAAGACTATGCGCTCGGAGACTTTCCGCTTTCTCCCTTTCTTTTCTGATTGAGAGCCTGTCCAAGAGGTCCAGAGCTATTCTCCATCCCTCCGACTCCACCAGCTTCCGCATCTCCTTGCGCTCTTCCGCCGACAGGGTCTCCGCTTGAGCCATCTTGTGCTCCTCCTTGTGGTAATCCGCTCTTGTTGGCCTTGGACATGAGAGCCATCATTTGTTGCATTAGGCCCATGTGTTCTTGGATATGTTGTTGGTTGTAAGTCATGATTTCCTCGGCCAAGGCCGGGGCTTTCTGTGCGATTAGAGCTAATGATGGCGACTTCATGAGAGCCGTGTGCTTCATGATGTGCTCGATGTGGTTCTCGGCGATGGTCGCCTTGACTCGTGCAAAGTCTCCTTGCACCATGAGGGTGTTCTCATCTTCGGGTGAGTCAATATCGTCTTGGCTAGGCGGTGGGCCTAGGTACCGCTTAGCTTGGTCCTCCATGCCGTAAGCCTTCAAGTAGTCATAGGTCACCTGATAAATCTTGGCCGGGTCTGTGCCGACGATGATATTCTGCATGAGAATGGAGTAGGTCATCGACATCAACTCGCGTTCGGTCTGTTTACTTCCCATGGATGGGTCAGGAAGAAGGTAGGCGGTGAACTTCCCACTTAGTCCTTCGTCAGACAACTCTCCCGCCTTGAAGATTGGCTCACCCTCTTGGCCTAGGACTAGCTCCTCGAAACCTTCTGGGATGTTGAGCTGGATTAGGTCGAGTTCGGTGGTGAGAATCTCGGAGGCACCTTGGCGAAGACGTTCGGACGGTAACGCAAACCTAATCTCCGCCGACTGCATGATGGCGTTGGTGCGGGTTGCGGTTCCTGAGCCTCCAACGATACCGGACTCTCTCCCCATGATGTACTCGGAGGCGGCGGTCAAGCGTTCAACGAACTCAAGCACGAGCCTGATGGCGTTGATGAGACGCTCTGTCGGTATCTCGAATGGCGGATAGTAGATGTTCTTTTGGGGGTCCGTGACCGGGATTCCCTTGTTTGGCCCCATGACGATGGCAGGGGCGTCAACGTCACCGGAGGGGTCGTAGAAGAATGGGCGTAAGACCGCCAACGTGTGAGCATCCGTCATTTGGTTAAAGATGGCGTCTATTTCCTCGGCCAACTCCTTAACCTTGTTGATAACCCCTTCGCCGTCTAGTGCGTCCATGCGGTCAATGTAGTTGTCGTACTTGGTGAAGGAGAGAGGACGACGGCCCGAGAACGTGACATTCACCATGTCGACGCCACCGAGGTAGAGGCGATGCTCGGGACTAACCATCAGGCGGATATTCTCCTTGATGCCGTCCTTGTTGTAGTCGAATAGCCCGTACCAACGGATGACTTCCACCTCTTGGTTTCGGAGTTTGACCTCTCGGAACTCCTCGTTGTCGTTATTCGTGGCGACTGATGGGACATATATCATCTTGGAGAGCTTGGTCGTAACGTTGATTGCCCCACCGTTCTGCTCCATCTCTTCCAATTGGCGGTAGAGAAGCTTCTCATGAACCATAACGGGGTCCTTCTGAATATCCCGTGCGCCTTGGAGGAAGTAGACGGACTCCTTCGGTAGAATCCTCCGTGAAATCTTCTCCTGCCCAATCTCATCGATGTCCCACGATGACTCGGTGAGTCCATCCCCGATTCCCGTCACATACTTCGACCACTTGTCGAAGAAGTTGTACATCGGGGACCAGACTCGTATCCACCAATTCATGAAGAGTTCGATGCGGCGTGCTTTGGGCGCATCAACGGCTTTGCCTGGACGCCAACGAGCTAAGTCCTCGTTCCATACGGCGGGAAAAAGTCGGGCATGAATCATGTCGAGGATGGAGGTGGCGATGCGGAGAGACCTATTCGAGCAGAATCTCCATGGCGTCGTCTTCGGAATACGCTTAGCGTTGTACAAATCCTTGATAGACTTGAGCCAATTATCGAAGTGGAGAGCCTCACCCTTCGAGGTCGTTCCGTAGTCAATCTTATGGCGGTCTCCCTTGGCCTTGTTGAAGTCATCGAGGACGATTTCAACGAGAAGCTTCTGTGTCTCCTCATCTAGTGGGATTTGGATAGACATTATATCCATACTTCCACTATCACTTTGTAAAAGACCGTTACTTGGCTCGGTAGAGCCTAAAGACGTAGGTGGAGGACCACTATCCCCATTCATCTTCTCTTCTCGGATGGCTAGGCTCAACCCTTCTTGCCCTGCCACTTTTTATAGAGACCGTTCAAGTCTTTGGAGGACTTCACATTGGACTCTTTGTAGTCGCCATACTTGGCGTCCACCGTCTCCTGCGACGTTCTCACCTTACCTGGCCGTGCCTGACCCCAACCATTCTTGTTTCCCATGCTAGTCCTCCACTTTATAAGTGTGCTTAGTCTTACCCTTTACCGTTCCTGCCCAATCACCGTGATAGGCGGGTGCTTGGCGAATCTTCTTATCCACTTTGAATCCGTCATTTCCATGAAACTCTGGGTGCTTAGAATCCTTAAGCCCCAGTTGCTTCTGTCTTATCGGTAGGCTGCTCAAGTGTGATGACTCCTCTTTTGTTGGCGTTGGCAATCCGTTGCATGACTTCCATCTTCTTGGCTTCAAGTTCTTCATCGGAGAGGAGGTTGAATTGGTTCATGGTGATGTTGAAGTCTCCCCCGCCCTCCATTTCCTTACGTTGGTGCTCGGTAGCCGCGAGTGCCTCCTTAAGTTTAGGTTTACTTCCAGACATCGCCTTCTCGTAGATTCTCTCGGCACGATTGAGTCTGACCTTCTTGTGACTTCCCGCGACGGAGGCTAAGTCCGCATACGTCTCCTTCTTAATTCTTTGGATGAGCGGTTGCCACTTGGCCGACTTCGTGTAGAGGAGGATTTGGGCATAGGACACCTTGATGTTGTGGTCTTCAAGCACACGTTCCTGAACCTCGCTAGTCGTCAAGCCACTTGCCCATAACGACACGATGAGTTGCCTGTCCTTCTCAGCAATCGTGTGAGAGGGCTGACGGATACCTTTCCCGAATTTCTGACCCTTTACAGGTGCGGGAGGCTCAGTAGGGATTGGTGTCGAGTTCATAGTCGTTTCGGTATCGGAGGAACTCATATCGGGGATTGGTCATGCACAGATAACGGATTACGTCCGCTCCGTGCGTCTCCTTTTGTTTTGGCATTTCTTTCGGGTCGCGCTCGGACGAGATTTTCCCGACCCACTCTTCGTATTGGTAGTTTCGGACGGAGTGAATTGTCTTTGGCACACGTTCTTTGTGGAAGAAAAGCTTCGGCTTATTGACTTCACTAATGGGCTTGTTGCGATGGAAATGCAGATATTCCTTAACCTTGAGGTGGCCTTCGTCTTTAGCGTCATCGGCTTCCATCCATCCTCGGCAACCCTCACGGTGAAGTTCTTCAATCATGTTGCGACCCGTAGTGATGAGGGGCTTGCGCCCAAAGTTAGGGTCGATGATGCGTCTTCTTACATTGTACCCTTGGTCTTTTTCTAATTTCCTGATTTTGANAGCTAACTCGCTCACAGTACAATGGATAGACATCTCAGAATGTACGTGAATATCGTCTGTTCTGTCGATTATGGCCCAGAGGATGTGGTGTGGTTGGCGGTCATGAGGGTCCATGACGCAGATGACGGGGTCGGGATATTGGTAATCGAAATGTGTCTGGTGAACGTCACAGAAATTGGGGTAGACGACACCACGAAGATGGAAGAACTTCCCGTGAATGCGGGTCTCAATCGTCTCCTCATCCCACATCGACATCATCTCGTCGATGTTTTCCTGCTTAAGGATTGCATTCCCTTTGATGTCGAACAAGTTGTCTGTCGTGTCCACTACGAACGTCTCAATCTTCTTCCCATCGGCCTTGTCAACGAGCAACTCCTTCATCCACGGCTCAACGAGAGGGGTGAAGGTGAGGAGAGTCTTGCCCCCTCGGTCAATTAGTCCCCTCATCACGGCGTCAAACTTCCTCTTCTTCTGAGGCTCATCCCCCCAGTAGAAGTCCCAGTCGGCTCCCTCGAAG